TTCTTTCAGCGTACGCCCCTAGGCTACGGGGGTTCACGTGTTATCCAGATGGAAGTAGAGGAGGTCAACCCCTCACCTCAGTCCCCTACGCAGAAGCCTTAGCACATAAGGACACTGTGTACGACGAAGTTGTGGATATATGCGACATCACCAAGGGTGGTGTTTGTGGAAGCTAATTAGACAAAAAGAAAGGCGCTACCTTTGCGGGTAGCGCCTTTTTGTTTATGGCTTTACAACATCGTCCTGATATTCTTGGAACTTATACAGGCTAGACAAATTACCGGACTTAGGAATTCCCTGTAGTCTTTGCTGTTTATCTAGCTTAGCAGTTTTAGCAAATGTAATTAGCTGAGTAGCCAGTTGCTTAGGATCACCCTTAGCTTCTGTGTACTTCTTAGCAAACCCTTGCATATCCTCTGTAGTTAGTTCTCCTTGAACATACTTACGTTGAATCTGCTCCATAATAGACTTCTGCTTATCACGATAGTTTTTAAGTCTTTGACCCGAGTTATATTGATTCTCTCCAGTCATTGCCTCATCCAAACTACGACCACCTGAGAATGTACGAACATCCTTGTCCCATTGGGTACGGGTGTTGCCACGAAGGCCCTCACGATTGAGGACATAGCCCTCGTCATCAGTGAGCAAACTCTTCTCAGCAAGGCCCTTTAGAGGCCCTTGTGGGGTCATAGTAACTCCCATGTTCTTCCATGCTAGTTGGTCATTAAAGCTCAACACATCCTTAGCAGCAGCTCCCATACGTCCAATTGACGAGAAATAAGGAGACAACGCTTCTATAGGACTGTTAGGCAGCACATCAGCAGAGGACAAGCGGCTCTGCATGTTTACGTTAGTAACATCAGAAATGACACCTTTCTCTAGCCAACGCGGAACTTCCTTCAAAGCATATTCAGAAATGGTTTGTTCCTTACCAAACTTACCAGTAATGTGCTTAAACATACTATCTGCTTCTTGGTAGAAGGGCATACCACCAATGCCAGCGTAGGCAAGCAATGCTGTTGCAGCATAGGCAGCGGACACAGGGTCTTTACCACCATTAGAAATCATACGCTGCATCTGGTTCATATAGCCATGTTTGAAGGTCTGCAATCCACCTGCTAATGTGCCTGCAAGGCCCATCTTCTGATACATAGCAGGACGCTCATTCATTCTATAATCAAACATACCAGCCTGTGTAACATTGTACGCAGCATCATAAAGTTGTTTGCCTGTTAAACCAGCTTCCTTTAGTACATTCACAGCAGTGAAGAACACCAAAGGACGAGTAGGATTTTCCCCTAGTTCTGCTCGATTAAAGTCGATAACCCTATCGGCTGCACGAGAATACTTGTTCTGAGTAATCTTATTTACATCAGTGAACTCTGAGAAGGTTAGTAAACCTCTTTCACGAGCTTCTTTCATTGATGTAGCAAAATCCCCCTTAGTTTCTCCAGTACCAGCAGCCATCCAATCCTTCACGGCCTTAGCCATTGCAGGGATAACTGCTGCTTGGCTTACACCAAGCTGCTTAGCCGCAGACGTAATTTCCGGTACACCTGTCTGTGCCACCTGTAGCCATTGAGTTACGGAGAACAGCCAGTTACCAAAGCCCATAGAATATTGTCCCATGCGCTTGTTAAACTGGTGCACCATAGCTCTAGTACCACTAGGACCAACACCAAACAACCGTTGTGGAGCATCCAAAATGGTGTTTAGTGCTCTGCCGGTTTCACCTACAGACCTACCAGTCATTCCCTTCAGATAGTCATCAACATAGTCTTTAGCATTAGGCATGCTATCAAGGGCTTCATTTTCCATCAAAGCTCTTACCTGCTTTTCAACAGGTAAAGCAGCATGAGAAATCATCTGGTCTTCCCAATGTTGCAAATAAGACTTGATGAAGTCAGCTCCATTCTGTTCAGCATCTAGCCAAGGTTTGTTGCCCTCATTACCAACAATGCCCTTCTTGCGTAGAGCGTGTTGTGCAGCACCATATGCCTTATCACTATTCTCAGCAATGGCAGCAGAAATCAAATCCTGTACCTCACGGAATGAAGGGTCTTTCTCTGCTAGCATTGTCAGCACTTCCTGCATAGCACCAAACTCACCTGTTCTGCCTGAGCTACCTCCAAGAGAGCTACGCTTTACAGGAGTGTATTTAGCATCAGGAAACTTCTTTGACATAGCTTCTTGAGCAGCCTTAAGCTGCCATTTGAAGTCTACAGCAATAACACCTAGAGGCTTGCCTTCAGCATTCAGAACTAGTTGCTTGTAGTCACCACGGAAGATACCGGGAACGTGTCCTTCACGAGTAGCAACAGGTTCCATACCTGCTTGCGCACGCTTCTCGTTCCATACACGAAGCTTTTCAGCATCCATTTCATAGAACTTACGAACAAACTCCTTCTGTGCGTCTGAATAGCCATGCTTGTCCATTAGCTCAGAAGTAATTTTAGTTTGCTTCCGGTCACCAAGCTGTAGAAGCTGTACAACTTCAGCCTTTTCCTTATTAGACATTTCCCGTATTGTGGCACCTATACCACCACGTCCAGTGATGTATTGCTCTACAAGAGCGTCGGTCTTTACAAACACTTCTCTCGTCTGAGCACGCATGAACTTAACCAGAGGGTTAGGATGCTTGACAGCCAAAGCATTAATGCCAGGAGTCACTAGCTTACCACCAATAGCAGCAGAACGTGGAATGTCCTTTGCATTAGGAGCGAGAGCAATAACAGCTTCAGGAGTTGTTACATTCTCTAGATAGCCAGATTCGCTACCAAGGATAGCGTTTACACGAGCTTTCTTAGCAATGTTGTCTGCTGTAGCCTTAGCAGCTAGAGCTTCAGGATCATTAGGCTTGATACCAGGGAGCTTGTTCAGAAGATCACGAGCACCCTCTATTACACCCTGTAAATCAATACCCCCACGCTGTGAAGCAGGAACAGGACGATAGGCACTGTCGTAAGCACCGTCAGGTTCCCAATCACCAGCATAGTCCATTGGCTCAAACTTCTTACCTGCTACTTGATAGCCTAGCTTCTTAGCATCAGGAGACAAAGCACTCTTAACTTGATGTGGCGCGAATGCAACCACTTCAGAAGGCACTTCACCACGATATTGAACAATGCCGTCGTAACCAGCTCTCTGAGCAAGGGTTTTAACTTCGTTGGTGATGTAGCCCTTCTCGTCATAAGCTTTCTCTACAATTGCCGTAGCTTGCTCACGAGTCTTACCAAGAGACACTAAGGCATTAACCATAGGATCGCCAGGACCCTTAATGACTAACGGCTTACGAATGTCTACATATACTTGGTGAACATTACCCCCATTGCCTTCAGCATATGAAGAAGCATATTCAGGACGTACAGCAAGATAAACACCGTTGCCTAATGCCCCACCTTCCCGACTAGCCTTGATGTTGTGAAACTCTGCTTCGCTTCCGTGATATAGAGGCAGAAGCTTCCCATTGCCCCCACGAATAACACTCTTACCAAAGTTGTAAAGGTCTTCAAACACAGAGGCATCAATGGCCCCTCGCTGTGCTCGTGGCACAACACGTTTAGGTGTGCCAGTACCAGATAGCATACGAATAGCAGCATCACGCTCCTTGCCCATAGGCATAGAGTCAATAGCATCTGTAAGGCTGCGTGTCTGGTCTAGAGCAGGGCCTAGTTCATCACCCCACATATTACGTTGTAGAGGATTCTCTAGATTCTGTAGCTCCATAGAAAGGTCGGCCCTAATAGGCATTCCATTCTCATCTACACGCATGTTTGGCATACGTTCCATAGTATCATTATTGCCAAAGTCTTCAACAATGTGCTGCTGTGTCCCGTCTCTATTAAGACGTTGTAATTGATCTACAGACTGAGCACGTTGCTGTGCTTCTAACGCATTGTAAGGAACATCACTAGGACGCTCGTTAGAGAACAAGTCTAACTGTGGATCGGCAGCTCGTTGTGTACGAGCCACTTCGTCTAGACTGGTGTCAAAAGGAAGGTGCCCTTGTGCTTCATCAGGGATAGGAGCACGAACACTATCCTGTGAAACAGGAGGAAGGCGGCCCTGTACTTCTTGATTAGCAGGAGCAAATAGGTCAGGCTGTGCACCAGAACGAGCCTGCATTTCAGCAACTTGTTGTGCAGAGTTCTCTAGGGGAAGCTCCATCTGCCCACGATATTGAGCTTGCCGTGCTTGCTCTTGTGCAGCTCTAGCAGCTAGTTCCCCAGCATCAGGAGGAGCAGAACGAGAGACACCGTTGCTATCTGTGTAAAAGGTTTGTGGTGGCTTAGGAATGCTCTCAGAAGGCGTTAAATCAGCTTCTACGGCTGTAACGTTACGTGGTGTAGGCTTGGCCTTGTCGCTGGGTTTTGTAAGCTTATTATAGGCTTTACCAACTAAAGGAATAGGAAGGAAGTTGGCACCAATGTTGATAGCACCCTCTACGTCTGGACCTAAAGCATTTCCAGCCTTCTTAGCTACATAGCCAATCCCTTCTCCATACTTCTCAAACGGATACATTGGTACATCATAACCAATATTGTCTTGTAAGTTTCCACCAAAAGAAGGGAAGGTTTCCTCTATAGCACCTTGAGCATTCTCAAAGTTTTGCTGTAGATTTGTAGAAGGAGAAACCACCTTCTGTCCTACAGCAAGAGCTGCAGATGTAGGAATCTTCATAATGCCAGAGGCAAAGTCACCTACAGCAGCACCAATGCCTTTTGTGCTATTAATAAAGTCATCAACAGTTCCAAAAGGAATGCTGGAAATAGCGTTCCATGCCTTCTTTGTAGGACCAATCTCCTTTGGTTTTTCTACAGGGGCCGTATTAGAAAATCCAATCTTACTATAGAACTCCTCTTTGGGAATGTCGGAGTAGAACTTACCATGAAAAGCGTCAGCAAATTCCTGATCGCTCATGTCATTATAGTCGGGGTATTTCTGACGCAGTTCAGATAGGTTCATATTATTTCCTTATTCCTAGAGGGTCTAGTGGTTTATTGTTGGCAGGGGCAGCAGGAGCTGCTTGACCAGCGGGTTTACGAACACCTAGTTCACGTTCTAGGTCTTCTTGTGAGCCTGTTCGGACATCAGTAGGAGCTGTCTTAAGCTTTACGGCTCTAGCATAGTAGTCACTAGCAAGAGACTTCAAATATTGTGCTTTCTCAGATTCACCACTCATAGCTAAATTGTCAGCAGCAGCGTCAAGTTTCTGTGCATACTTCTCGTAGCTTAGAGCATCTTGTTTTGTAGGCTTGGCAGCCAGAGCTTCCCTAGCACGAGCATTAGCAAGTTCAGCAGCCTTAATCCTAGCAGCAGCATTGATACGTGCAACTTCAGCAGCGGAGTCTGCCTTAGTAGCAGCAATGTCAGCCGCACTTCCTTGCTTGCTTTCTTGAGAAATAAACTTGTCCTTATTCTTGATGATGGCTTCACCATAAGCAACAAACTTATCTGCTCCACCTGGAGCGTGAATTTCTTGCCATAGTTCATCAGGAATATTGAACGATTGTTTCATCCAAGGCTGTAGAACACCCCCATTCTGCTTAGCAATGGTGCCAAGCTGTAGCAGACTGTTACCAAACTGCTCCATTTGTGGAGCATCATATTTGTTGGTTTCTAGTTGCTGCTTCTTGACAGCGTTAGCCTTCTCACCAGGATATAGTGTGTTAGCTAGGTCAGATTTTCTTGCCTTATCTTCTAGATTGAAAGCATCAGTAGCAAGTGTCATAGGACGCTGTTGAGCATCAAACCTTTGCTTTGCTAATGCTTCTTGTTGATTGAGCTGTTCGTTTTGTTGAGCAGCCCACATTTGACTTAGGTCTTGTTGTGCTCCAATAAAGGAACCCTGACCAAAGCTATTGGCTAGATTCGGATATTGTGGTGTAGGCATTAAGCACCCCCACCAGCATACCAATCCATACTTGGCTCATAATCAGGAGTAGGATTGAAATAGTTGTTGTACATCCCTTGTGCACCATTATAGAGGCTTCCTAGGCCACTAGAAGCAGAGTTATATAGGTCACCTAACATCTTACCTCCGCCTTGCTTCTGGAAGGCCCAGAGCTGATTGAGCTGTTGCATGCGCTGTAGGTTTGCATTCTGCTGTAGCTTGCTAATCTCAGGAGCATTACGGGAATTGAGGTCTGCAAGACGTGCTTGTAGCTCAACCTCTCTACCACCATATTGACTACGCCTGCCGCCGCGAGCATCGTTACGTAAAAGCTGTTGACGAAGCATTTGAGCATACGGGCTATCTTGTCCGTACAAACTCATAAGGCTGTTAGCCATTCCTTTTTGCTGTTGTGCTCCTCTACCTTGTAGGTATATATTGCCTAGACCAGCTCCCATATCATAATAATCCATAATGCCCTTTCCTGCGGCAGACCGGCTACCTGTGTTTTCACCTGGACCTGTACCACCGGCCATTGCAGCGCCACCAAACATACCGAGTGCTGCTTGTCCCATAGGCCCTAAACCAGCCATTTCACCAACAGCTTGTCCGGCCTTGCTTCCAGCAAATCCCTCTGGATTACCAAACATGCCATAAGCTGTACTAGCCAGTCCGAGAGCAGGGTTAGTCTTAGATAGATAACCAATAGCTAGTTTACCAATCTGTGTTAGTGGGGTCTTATACTTATTGTAAAGACCAATAGCTGTGTCCATGAAGTTTGTATCAACCTCTGGATTTTGGAAACCTAACGAAGAATTGAAATTTGGATTTGTTGAAAGAGCGTCCATTGACGCAGCATCCATAGCATCATTGGGATCAAAGCTTTGAGCAGAGAGCGAAGGAGCTGTTTCACCGAAGATGCCAAAACTTCCGTCTTGGCTGTCAGCAGAATAGCCTCCGCCTCCAATACCTCCTCCACCCATTCCACCGTAACCACCGAAACCATCGGCACCACTTACGCTGGAGCCAAATCCACCCATTTCGCCAAAGCCAGTATTTCCTGTGCCATAGCCTCCAAAGCCCTCTCCGCCAAAGCCGTCGCTGCCTTCACCGTCACCGCCGTAGCCTTCTCCACCGCCACCCATATTATCTCCTTAAGGTTTGGTCAAACCAACATCAGTCCAAGTGACGACGCCAGCGTTGCTAATTGTTGCTACCCAATAGTGTAAATTGGGGCTCTGTAATACGAGCCCGCTTGTAGTTATTAGGTAGTCTGTTGTGTCAACCCCACGAGTTGAGCGTGTTGCTGTAGCTTCTGTTAGTTGCGCATTGGACAAGTGGTTGCGTTCACCAGATATGCCTCCCTGCACATTCTGCAAATCATTGTGATTGCGGGTTTGAATGTCAGTTAAGTTGCTACCAGCTTTATCAATCACTGCCCAAGCTACGCTATTCACAGAGTTTAGCAGGGTTCTTAGTTTTAGATACCAGTCAATTCTGGTGTAAGAGTTCGCCTCAGAGTCAACTGGAAAAGGAGGTAGTATATCAGCCATTAAGCAACCTCATATTGCCCTGAAAGCCACAATGACGCCGCGGCATCAATGGCGACGAAAGCAAAAGCACCTCCGGCAACATCAGATGCTGTAGGAAAAATTGTAGTTCCATTATTAGCAACCTGGGCAGTAAGCTGCTTCCCTGCTCCTACAACTAGATTTGAGAAGTTTACATTAACAGCAGGAGTGTGATTAGCAGTGATATTCGCCGATGTAAAAGGAAGACCAGTGATGCTAATATTCCCTGTTCCTGTGTGTGCTGTCCAAATAAGACTAATCTCGAAAAATACTCTTTTACCTATACGCTGATAGCGACCCACCTGAGTTGTGTACGTTCCAGCTCCTGCTGTAGTAGTTCCAGTAACTACAGGGGTAAACGTACCATGCTGTAGCTGAATCTCATTGATCGACAGGCCAGCGTCAGAAGTAGCCAAGGCTTCTCGTCCAAAGGTTAGTGTTGGATTGGCAAACCACACATCACCCGTACCAACCGTTCCACTTGGATGTGATTTAAGTGTAATGGTAAGCTGTGTTACATCGGTAGGGATGAGAATTGAATCTGTAAATACTTCCCAATTTCCAGAACCAGAGTGGCTACATTGTGTGGTCCCGTTGACAGTACCCGCCGCAGTGCTTACCAGCGTGTAAGTCATGCCTCCATAGCCTGCCAGCGAAGTTTTACATGCTGCACTGAAACTAATTGTTTTACCTGCAAACAACCCAATTGGATAATTTGTAACACCAGAACCGCCAGTGATGAGCACGCATGAGGCATTAGATGCAGACGCAGCAAGCGTCATCTTCATCGTCGGATTGCCTTGATATGTAGTCGATAAGTCTTGCGACACACCGGCTGCAGCTCCAAAGCCATAAGCTTGTGTGGCTGCTGGAAAGTAATCAAATCTATACCCAGGAAAGTAGTTTTTACTTGACTGGTCAGACTTGCTTACATACCTAAGGCTTTTGGCTACGTGAACTCGATTACCAAGTCCTGTGTTGGTAATAAAATAATCAAGTGATTGAGTAAGACTAGCTTGTAAATGTAAAGGTTCTACTGTGTTGCTATTACCAGTAATATTAAACAATTTACCAGAAGGTACTGCACCAGCCACCGACTCAAAATAGCTTGATGCAGGGATGGTGTTGCTGATGCCACTAATTTTTACAACATCAACACACCCAGCTCGCCACTCTACTGTTCCACCAGCACGATTTCCAATCCCCCTAATATCCCAGCCTGTAGCAAATAATCCAGCCGTGTACATATTATCTAGTGTGTTAGCATTAGCTCCGCCAGGAGAAGCATCAACAACTAAGCCTGTACCTCCTGCAACTAGGCAATTAGTATGCACACTGCTAACCGTCCACCAGAAGCAACCAGAGCCAGCCGCAGCGTTTCCTAGCTGAAAGCCTACACCAGTACCATGCCAAACCTTGATGCGCTCTGCTGTGCCATATGAGCCTTCAAGAATTACACCAGTTTGGTTTGCTCCTTGGCAATTAATAAAAATATCACTTACTTGTGCAGACCACTGACCACTTAGAGTTTTAACACGAATAACAGCACCCGTTGTACCGGAAGCAGCTAGAAACTGCGTCTGATATTGTTGGACACCTCTAACGCTTCCCTGAAATAATAGCTCCCCAGCATTTACTAGGTAAGTTCCTGCAGGGAAGAATAGTGGATGGTAGGGCTTGGCAGTTAAAAGTGCTTGAATTGCTGCTGTATCATTGGTAGTGCCATCCCCCACAACTCCATGTAGTTTTACATCTATTTCCTGATGCTCGTAAACAGCATCATTTACATCTTGCAGCCAAGGAGAATCAATGACTGTCCCAGCCGCCCAAGTTTTACTAGTCATCAATAAGTCCCAATGTTAAGCATAACCTCAAGTCCTCTCATCCGCAAAGGATAATTATCAGAGTATAAGAGTCTATAGCTTCTGTTTATAAAACGCCCACAGCGTCTAGCAGTTGGCCGATTAGAAAAGACATTTAATGTCTGTGAGCTTGTAGGATTGTCTGTCCAGTCATTGTCACTCCATTGAAGAGTGAGATTTGAAGTCCCTGTAGCAAGATGCCTATCTGCAACCAAAATTGTACGATTGCACACCTTCCAATTGCTACTGCCAAACAAATTATCTTCTGTGGTATAAGAGCAGGTAAAATTACTAGCTTTGTCTTGGTACACTAACGGAGACATAAAGTCAATAGTATTAGCATTCTTAATGGCAAGATATTGCCCACCATTAAATTTACCCCACACAGCTTCTACAAGAAGTTGAGCATCAGAACTTGTTCTCCACTCATACCACATCTTTTCGTCAATGTCATAAAGCCAAGTAATACCAGTAGAGCACAGCATGTAGAATGTGTGTCCATCTACAGAAACAATATGAGCTTTAGCAGAGGCCACTTGTGAGGTGGCAAAATCTGTAGCCATTTGGCTTTGTATTGTACGATCTACAACCTCATCAGATATTCGATCTACCTTGAACCCATCCATCATAAAGACAGATTGCAGCTTACTCTTTTCTTGTCCCACAAAGTAATGTTTGTCACCAGCCTTGGCATATCCTGTGATGTAGCCAATAGACTTAAAAGCAGAGTCATTACGTGACAAGGGACTTCCGCTTACATTAGCAGCGTCCCAGAATACTTCTAAGCTATCATACCCAATTGCAACAATGTAATTCTTGTTCTGGAAGATGTGTCTAATTCCATCTGCAGACATTTCGCATGTAATGAAATTACCAGAGGTCCAAGAGTCAAATGTATCGTTGTCTGAGTTGTATAGGTCATTTCCTTTTGCAAGGAATACATAACCGTCTACAACAACAATACTAGGAATGTGACTTGCTGGTAGATCAGCATCTACTACAGAAGCCGCAGCAGTGTCTGGGTAAACACGTAGCTGTTGACTCCATAGGTTTGTTCCATCTGTAAAGAGTATGTAAACTTCTCCTGTACTCTTCTGAAACTTCTCAAATCCTACATCACCTGAGCTAGTAGCTAATGTAGCAATTAACGCTGTGTAAGAGCCTGCAGGTGCAGGAATGTACTTATATACTTTGTTCCCTACTGCCCAAAAATAAATATCTTCCTGTTCTTCGTAATAGTATCCCCTGATTGTATCAGTGGCTACAGCCTTCTGCAGAGTTTGAGCTGTAGCCTGAATACCAGGGCGTTTCTTTAACATCACCTCACGAGTTTTATTTTCTTGTGAAATTCTGTCGTAGAAGAAGTTGATAATGTGACTATCCCTACGGACAGAAGAACTCGCAGAACGTAGCGTGGGAGTTGCATCAAATGTGATGTCTTCCTTTCGATACGTACTATTTTGTGGGGTGTTGCTAAAAGCCAAAGTTTACCTCATTCGCATTTCAGGTTGCATATACAATGACGACTCTTCATCGCCATACCCTTGTGCTTGTGCTAGATACGTTGCTGCTTCTTTCATGAGCACTTGACGATCCTGCAAAGGAACACCAAACTCAGGAGCAAGCATTACAGCAAGTTCATATTTAATTGCATCAGTCCAGTAAGCAGGAAAATCAGGCGTGTCCGTTGAGGACACGAATCCATCAAATTCCTTTTGATAAGTTACTAATATCGTCTTGTTAGCCGCTGCTCCAGTATCTGGCGTAGGCCACACTGTAACTGTGCCATTCTCCAAACCAGGAATAAAAGTAAAGTGGACAGGGGTGCCAGTAGTATTAACAGGCAGTCGATTATAATCATACCTGCTCTTATTAATAAGTTCATACTGGCTCCCACCACTTGTATCTTTAAGCACTACCTGTGGTGTCTTAAGAACGTTTGATATTGTATAATTCGCCGTTCCGGCGACTAATGTAACAGCAAGCTCAATACGTTTCCACAGAGGCATGCCAAGCGTGGCAAACCTAGTTACAATACCATTTAGTGCTTCTGTACCATTAGTGAGGTCTTCACTGTCTGGAGACTCTCCTTTGGACAGTGCACCACACTTGCGCATAGCGGCAGCTATTAGGCTATCTCTTGTTGCTTCATAAGAAGTGTTTCCAGAAGTAGACATTTATTTCCTTAAGTGAATGTTCCATCAGGAACGTCTGAAGCATCCTTTAACGCTACAAGTAATAGATATGGTACTGTTGAAGCGTCTGCTCTAGCACAGTCTGCTTCTGCTAGGTCAGCATATCCCGAAGCTCCCCACAGTGTACAAACATCGATGAACACGTCCGCAGGACGATCCCTAATTACCGGAACAGACAACCCACTTTCTCGTACACGAATATACTTCTGTGGGTGGTCTTGCTCGAAGTCTTTATGACATACAATGAGGTTGTCCCAACGTTTTTGTAACTCTGTAAATTTAAACTTAAATCCACATACGTCGCAAATCCCGTTGTAGGAACCCCTTTTAAAATATGTTCCTGGCATTATGTCCTCGGCAAATCAGGAAAGTCTTTAATGGCGTAGCTTCGTATAGCTTTATCAAGACGATTTTCAAAAGAACTTTCCATTTTGTCTAAACGAGCCCAAAGTTCTTGCTTAAACTCACGGAA